GGCCCACTCTCGAAGTTCGGCACTGATCTGCTTGCTGCCATTGGCGTTGACGGCAACCATTTCATACTGCTTAAAATGCTCCTTCAGAACGCCATTCAGCTCCTGGAAGAATCCTAGGGTCTGAGCGCCGGTTGTGAGTTTTCAGAAAGACTGAGAAAACGGCACCGGGTGGGCATTCCTCAATGAAAAAAACCGTGAAATACCGTAAACCCTTGTAAATAGGCGGTTTTCAGACGGGAAACCATGCAAAAAGCCGGGAAGTTTCGTAATCTAATGAAAACAAGATTGCAAAATTTTTTCTTTTATTTTTTCTCAAAAACAGCCCCACCAGCAGGGTGTGCCGGGAGGCGGTTTTACTGCCGTTTAAGAGCGTTTAAGCGGCGCGGCGTGGGTGGTATGCGGAAAGGCCGCAAAAGCCTGAAATATCAAGGAAAATCGGCCATTTAAGAGGTTTTAATAATAGCATTAAAAGGCGTTTAAGCGCCCCTTTAAGGAACGGTGGGAAACCACTCCTCAAAGGGGCGCTTTTTTGTGCGTTTAATGGGAACTGGACGCGCCAGCGGATGCCGGTTAATGAGAACTGCGAAAAAAGCCCGGTATTTGCGGGTTTTTGGGCCTTGGGCCGCCGAGCGGGCGGGGGTATGTTCCCATTAGAAAGTTCTCATTAAAAGCCGCTTTTAAAGGGCCTTTAATTTCCTTACTTAAAACGGAATTTCCTGACGAAACCCGGACAAGCCTGGATGGGCCTTTTAATATACAAATGTAATTAGCCGCGATACTGCGATAGCTGGGTGAGTTCGGCGGCCCGTTTTGCCAATTCGGAGCGGCCCTGGGCGTTCAAATTAAAGACGGAGGAAAACACCTGGCAGATCTCTTCATCATCCAGATCGGCAGGGCCACCCTCGCGGAGCAGCTGCTGGGTGACGGTCTGCATGACGCCGGACAGCACGGAAACGGCCAGCATCTGCCGGGCCTGTGAGGCGCAATCAAAGTCCTGCTTGAAGGACTGGAACAGGATGATGAGATCATCCAGGCGGCCCTGGATCGCGGCGCTGTTTTCCAAAAATGTGGTGCGGTCTACCTCGCCCCGCAAAAACTCACCGCTGACATTGAAAAAGCGCTCCAGCACAGCCATGGCCTTGGAATTCGGCTCACGGCGGCCAGACTCGTAGCTGTTAATCGAATGAACGGATAGCCCAGTTTGTTGGGCCAACTCACCTTGTGTTAAATGCCTTTCAAGTCTTAAAGCCTTCAGCGTTTCTGCCAGGTTCATAACCTCACCACCATTGTTCAGAGTATTTTTCATTATAACACCGGCTTGTACAAATGTACACAAATAATTTTTTCATTTAGCTTGACAAGTACGAAGGTACGAGTTATTATAGTATCGTCAAGTACGAATGTACAAGGAAGGAGGAGCAACAATGTTCTTATACCCCGATATCGAAGAGATTAAACTGCGGCGTGAAGCTGCGGGACTGACAAAGCAGGCCCTATCCCGGAAAGCTGGCCTTCCTGACAACGCGATTCTTCGAATTGAGAACGGCACATCAGAGCGTATTAACCACCTTCGGGCCAACGCCATCGCAAAGGCCCTCAAGTGCAAGGTCGAGGATATTTGCACCGCCCCGGAGCGGAGCGCGTAAGAAGGGAGCGGCGGAATGTACAACTTCAGCAACAGCCATTATGAACGGTCACATGGGAAAGCACCGAGGGGCAGAGGCTCCTGGGCCTTTGAAAAGGGGGATCGCATCTGGTGGGCCTCTGGTTTTCAGACCTTGGTTGAAGCCAAGAAAGAGATCACCCACATCTTAAAAGCCGAAGGCATCCCGGCAGGCACGACAATTTTTGTGGCACCTTGAGATACGCAGCTACATACAACAGCCGAAACGCCCCACGGGGCGTCACCGGGAACTGCCCCACCCGGTCTGATGATGGCAGGGCAATCGAAAGGAGACGCAATATGGCAAGAAAGGACGCCAAGCCTATTATCACCCATGCAGAAATCTACTCGCGGGCCATCCGCTCCATTGATGCGGAGATTGCCGAGTGGAAGGGCCGGTGCGAGGGTATTCCAGCAGAACAGGCCGAGGAGATGCTTACAAGAGCCACGGCCCATCTTACATCCAAGCGGGAGGCGCTGGAAGCCATGTATCGCATTGAAACGGGTACCGACCACGACTAAGCCGAAACGCCCCATGGGGCGTCTGCAGGAAATGACCCCCCTGTACTGATGATGGCAGGTCAAGAAGGCGGTGAAACGATGGAAGCCATGCTGAAAGCAACGGAGGTGGCCCAACTGATGGGCTGCTCCAAGGAATATGTGACCCGGATGGCCAGAGAGGGCCGACTGCAGCACGAAAAGACGCTCAACGAGCGGAACCGGCCCCTGCTCCTTTTCCCGGTCAGCGGTCTGGAGCCGCAGCTGCAGCAGAGATATTACGCGCAGCTGAAGGCCAGCCTGCCAGCGGCAAAGCTGCCGCAGGGGGCCGGGCCGAAGCAGAAAACAACCAGGGCGTTTGATCAGTATTCCGCTGAAGAGCGGGAGGAGATCGCCTGGTGGTTGAAAACTGTGGATGAGTGGCAGACCTACCGCACCAAATATCCCGGCAAGAAGGCCGAGGCCGATGAGAAGTTCATCGCCCTGTGTGCCAAGATCGACCCGGAGCGTGAGTTTTCCATTGATATGCTGTACCGCAAGTGGAAGGCCATAAAGGAGAACGACCTGGACGGCCTGATCGACAAGCGGGGCAAATGGAGAAAAGGCAAGAGCAGCATTGATGAAACGCTGTGGCAGGCATTCCTTTCGTTCTACCTGGACGAAAACCAGCACCCCATCATGCGCTGCTATGAGTACACCAAGATGTGGGCGCGGGAGGACTTCCCTCACCTGGTAGCGGATATGCCATCCTACACGACCTTTTACCGGCGCATACAGGCCGACATCCCGGAGGCGGTAGAGGTTTTAGGCCGCCAGGGTGAGAAGGCATTCCGAGACCGCTGCGCCCCGTATATCAAGCGCACCTATGACGATATGGCCAGCAACGAGTGGTGGATCGCGGATAACCACACCTTCGACATTATCACAATGGGGGCAAACGGCAAGCGCCACCGCTTGTATCTGACCGCATTTTTCGATGCCCGCAGCGGCATCTTCACCGGGTGCCATGTGACCACGGCCCCCAGCAGCCAGTCCACGCTGGTGGCGCTGCGAAAGGGCATCCTGAAGTACGGCATCCCGGAGAACATCTATGTGGACAATGGCCGCGAGTTCCTGACCTATGACATCGGCGGCCTGGGCCATCGCAAAAAGAAGCTGAAGAGCGGCCAGGAGCCGTTTTCACCACCCCCGGTATTTGAGCGCCTGGGCATCAAGATGACCAACGCCATCGTGCGGAACGCCAAGGCCAAGATCATCGAGCGCCGGTTCGAGGACATCAAAAACCAGCTTTCCAGGCTGTTTGAAACCTACACGGGCGGCAATGTCCTGGAGAAGCCCGAAAAGCTGAAGGGCGTCCTGAAAAACGGCGAGATCCCGATGGACAGCACCCTGATCACGGTGGTGGAGCAGCTGCTGGAAGGATACTTCAACGAGGCCCCTTATGGCGGCGCGGTAGCGGCAGACCACGGGAAACCCAGGATGCAGGTCTACCAGGAGCAGCTTTACAAGAAGCGCGTGGCCCCGGCAGACGAACTGGCCCTGATGCTGATGCGGAGTTCCCGCCCGCAGAAGGTGACCCGGCGCGGCGTCCATCTGGACATCGCCGGAGAGCGGATCGACTACTGGAACGATGATATGCTGATGAACCTCCTGGGCAAGCAGGTATATTTCCGCTACGACCCGGACGATCTGAGCGAAGTCCGTATTTACGACCTGGAGGATCATTACATCATGTCGGTACCTGCGGACAACACCGCAGTTCTGAAATACGGTGCCAGCAAGGAAGATGTCAAGGAGGCCATGGGCAAGGTTCGCCGTATGGAGCGGCTCACCAAGGAGGCCCTCAAGGTCAGCGCCTTCCCCGCCTTCGGCAAGCGCACCGCCCTGGAGTTGGTTATGGCATCGGCGCATGAAGGCCGGATGGCCCGTCTGGCCGCCCCGGCTCAGGATGCGAAGATCTTCGACCTGCAGCGGGCCAATGAGGAGCCGCTGCTCCGGGCAGCCGGTGATAACACCCCCGATCTTGACCGCATGACAAGAAACGCCATGAAGCGAAATGGAGGAACCGATCATGAGTAAAGTCTACAACCCCGCCCTGCAGGAGCGCCTGGAGAACTATCTGGCCACCAGCGGCATCAGCCAGGCCAAGCTGGCCCCCAAAGTTGGCATCAGCCAGACCGCCCTTTCTCAGTACCGGCGCAGCAAGTACGACAACGGCGATATTGCCGAACTGGAGCGCAAGCTGGAGGAGTTCTTCCGCACCGAGGAGGCCGTGGAAGCAGCTGCGGTCAAGGCGGCCCCCTACCGGCCCACCCTGGACTATATCCCCACCTCCATCTCGGAGGATGTTTACAAGGCTATTCAGTATTGCCAGATCGAGCGCGGTATGGTGATCCTGCACGGTGATGCCGGGATCGGCAAGACCAAGGGCGCGGAGCGGTTCATCCGGGAAAACCCCACCGCCGCAGTTTACATCCAGGCCACACCGAGCAGCGGCACCCTGGGCAACATCCTGAAGCTGCTGGCGCGGGCGCTGCGGGTACCCGAAACCCGGAACAAGCTGGAACTGCAGCTGGCCATCCGGGAGAAGCTGGAAGGTACCAACCGGGTGATCATCATTGATGAGGCCCAGCACCTGAAGCTGAATGCCCTGGAGGAGATCAGAACGCTGTCCGATCCCAACAGCCTAACCGGCCAGCGCGGTACCGGCATCTGCCTGATCGGCAACACGGAGGTTTACAGCCGGATGGTGGGCAAGCAGGAGGCGCAGTTCGCCCAGCTGTTCTCGCGCATCCGCATGAACCGATATTACAGCACCCGCAAGGTCACCCTGGGGGATGTCAAGGCGCTCTTCCCCAAGCTGGCCGAGGATGGCCAGAAGAAAGAACTGGACTTCCTGCACGGCATCAGCCAGTCCAAGTGGGGCATCCGGGGAGCAGTCAATGTCTACAATAACGCCGTGAATAACGAGGACATCAGCTATGAGGGCCTTTATGGGATGGCCCGGAATATGGGCATCGGCCTGGTTTGAGGAGGTAACATGATGAAAGGGATCAAGTTCAAGATGCTCCTGGGCTTTGTGTCCGGGATCGTGAGCGGCCTGATGCTGGCCGTGGGCATGACGGTATGGGCCACCCGGCCCGGCCTGCCGGGCGGCGAGGCGCTGATCCTGCCGCTGATCATCCTGCTGATCTGCTTCGGCGGCCAGCTGGGCGTGATGGGCAGGGACATCCAGGAATGGCGGCGCGGGTATGATGCCGGATATGAAGATGGCCTGGAGGACGGTACCATCGACATTCGCCCGGTTCGAGTGGAGGTCATTGACCTGACCAAGCGCATCCCCAGCAACACCAATATCTCCTGAAAGCGGGGCCACAGCCCCCGCCTTAATGCAGCCTCCCGCCAGGGAGCCGGTAACAAGCCCGGAGGAATGCAGAGTGAGGAAGGAGGACACCATGCGAGAAAAGTCCATATTGGCAAGGAACATCCAGAGACTTCGCAAAGCGCGGGGATGGACGCAGGATGAATTGGCAGATGCGTCTGGAATTTCAATGCCTGCAATCCGCGCCTATGAAAACGACCTTCGAGAGCCGAACTGTAAAGCCCTGGTGGCCCTGGAGCGTGTTTTTCAGGTAACAGGGGCGCAGCTGTACGGTCTGGAGCCTATGGAGCATCAGGGGGCCGCACAGGCCCAGGAAGAGGCCCCGCAGGCGGCGCATATTGCCGTTACTATCGACAACGGCAGCCCGGAAGGGGATTATACTGGCCTCCTGGTTATTTGCCAGGATTGCGGCGATATGATCTATTCCGGCGTCCATGCCCCCTCCATCGGCACCAGCATTACCTTCCAGCATATCTGCAGCAAACACCGAAAGGCGGTGGGGTGATGGAGAGCAAGATTTGTCCTGTATGCCATCGGACATATACCGAGCCTCCCGCCCTCTCACGGGTGGATAACAAAACGGACATCTGCCCGGATTGCGGCATGATGGAAGCGCTGGCGGCGATGCCCAGGCATTCCACTCCCGCTATGACGGAAGTGCAGAGGTTTATCCGGCGTTTCACCGCACATGGCCATCAGGTGGAAGATTGCTTTACCTGTGGCTGCTGCTTTTGGTTTGCACGGGTGCTGACCGAGCGGTTTCCCGGCGCGGAGATCGTCTATGACGCCATCGCCAACCACTTCGCCGCCCGGATCGGCGGGCGGGTGTATGACATCACCGGGGATGTGACCGACAAGGCACAGGCCCCATGGCAGCCCTGGGACGGGTACGAAGAAGGCTCCAGCCATCGGGCCGGGATCATCCGGGACTGCATCCTGTTTTGAGGGAAAGGAGCGCAGATCGTGAGATACCCCAAAAACCTGATGCAGCGGGCAAATGAAATACTGAGCGCCCGGCGTCAGGAAGCCTACGCCAAACAGACAAAGGTTCTGGACTGGCTGGTGAAAAACCACCTGGATATTGCAGAGGCAAAGCAGAAGATCCGTGTCCTCTCTGCCAAGCGCGGTATGGCGATCATCCAAGGCGGCGAGGGCATCGCCAAGGCCGAGGAGGAAATCCGGGTGGCCCAAGAGCATCTGGACACTCTGATGGCGGCAGCCGGAATAACGGAAGCCGACCTGCAGCCCCCCTTTATCTGCCCCTTGTGCGATGACCGAGGCTTTGTGGATGGAAATACCTGCAGCTGTAAGCAGGCCATCCTGAACCAGCTGGTCTATGAGCAGCTGTGCGATGTGTCCCCGGTGCGGGAGTGTTCCTTTGAGAACTTCCAGCTGGCCTATTATGAACGGGCCGACCAGGCCGCCATGGGCAAGGTGCTGGAAAGCTGCCAGCGGTATGTGCGGGACTTCGGCAGCGAGAGTCCGAACCTGTTATTTACCGGCGCTCCCGGCCTGGGTAAAACCCACCTCTCCCTGGCGATTGCCGAGGGCGTGGCGAATTCCGGCAGGCTGGTGATGTATGTATCCGCGCCGCACCTGATGGACGAACTGGAGCGTGGCAAGTTCCAAAAGGATGCCGCTGCCCTGGAATACCGGGAGATCATTTTCGGGTGCGACCTGCTGGTGATTGATGACCTGGGGACGGAGTTGGTGACCCGGTACACGCAGGCCGAAATATACGACCTGGTGAACACCCGGCTGAACACCAGCTGCCCCACCATCATCAACACCAACCTCTCCATGAAGGAGATCGAAAAGAACTACACCAGCCGAGTGGCGTCCCGGATCGGCGGGATGTACGCCACGGTGCAGTTCAAGGGCCGGGACATCCGGCTTCAGAAACGAAAGGAGCGCAAGCCATGAGCAAGCCCAGCACAGCGCGGCGCTGCGCCATCTTCTATTGCGACAAGGCGCGGGAACGGCGCTGCTGCGCCGACTGCCAGGATCGTTGCCGAAACGCCTGCAAAAACCATCCTTCCCGGTGCGGGCAAGAGGACAAGACACCCAAGAGGAAGCGGCCATGCTGATCATCACAGTTCATGTGGATGCGCCTCCCGGCCAGGCTATTGGCATCAAAGAGGACTTGGCCCTCTACCTGGAGAAGTTCGGGGACTCCAGGGTGGTATCCATCATCGAAAAGGGGCCGGAGCAGCTTCAGGTTGAGGACTTCACCCGGCGCAGATAACCCAGGGGGCGCAGCCCCCGCCTTAATGCAGCCTCCCACCAGGGAGCCGGTCACAAGCCCGCAAATGCAGAGTGAGGCCAATACGAAGGAGGTAGATTATGGCTTTAGAGAAGTACCGCCAGTTGACCAAGGGCGGCGGTCTGACCATCCCCCGGCTGCTCCGGCAGGAGATGGGGGTGCATCCGGGAGATCCGCTGGAGATCTCCGTCAACGCAGACGGGGCGCTTGTGATCAGCAAGCACCGGCCCAGCTGCCATATCTGCGGCAGTACAAAGTACATCGCCACCTACAAGGGCCTGTGCTTGTGCCGTGGGTGCCATATCAAGATGGGGGAGGCGCTGGACGATGCCTGAAGCAACGACGATCCCCCGCATCACGGATGAGCAGCTGCGGGCCGAGGTTGACGAATTCGCCGCCCTGACCCGGCAGGCCGAGGCCATCAAGGAGCGCCTGGAAACCCTGAAGGCCCACTTCGAGAAGCGGGCCGTGGAAGATCTGAAGGACACCAAGATGAAGAGCGTGTCCTATTGGGGCAGCAACAACTGCCGGGTGGTTGTCCAGACCAGCGAAACGGTGAAGCCGGTATCTGTGACCATGATCCAGCGGGTGCTGGGCGATGTGGCAAAGGACTTTGTGAAGGAAGAGGTCACCACCAAGCTGACTGACCCTTGCAAGCGGCTCCTGGGCATGGTGTTCCAGGGCAACTACACCGAGGGCAGCTTGGACAATCTGATTCAGGCGATCACCACAGACGCCAAGATCCAAGCGACCCTGAAAAAGCGCCTGAAGGGGCGCTGGGAAAAGGACACGGCGGCGCTGATGAAGGTGGCCGGACTTTCGGAGCAGGAAGCCAGCGAATATGCCTATCTGGCCGCCGAGGTCATCAATTGGGAGTGGCTGGCCCAGGTGCTGAAGTCTGCAGGTTGGGCTGGCAGCATCCAGGAGGCCATTGAGGTGATCCGGGCCGCCGTTATCGTGGATGAGGGCATCAAGGTCGGCATCGAGATCGAGAAGTAAGGAGGGGTAACATGGCCGCCATCAACGCGCAGCAGATCAAGAAAATCTACGCTATCGGGAATGCCCTGGGCATCGTGGAACGGGGCAACGATGAGGATGATCTCCACGCCATGGTGTCGGCCATGACCGGGAAAGACTCCATCAAGACCCTGACCTATCGGGAAGCCGAGGACATCATTGCCCGCCTGCAGCACCAGCAAGGTGGCGCGGCTCCCCGGAAATCCAAGCGGCAACACCCGGAGAAGGCCGGAGGCATCACCAGCGGGCAGCAGAAGAAGGCGTGGGCGCTGATGTACCAGCTGCAGAGTTATGACCAGGCCCCCAACGCCACGCCCCTGGGTGAGCGCCTGTGTGCGATCATCAAGAAGGAATTGGGGATCGATGCCAGGACACAGAACCCCTTTATCTGGATGGACTTCAAGGCAGGGAACAAACTGCTGGAAGTTCTGAAGGGGTATGTATCCACCGCCAAGAAGAAAGCAGGTGATCCATCGTGAGCGGCGAAATGGCTTTGACAATCCGGCCCAGCGATCTGAGCGATGACCAGCTGCAGCTGGCCGGGCTGATCGGGATGGACAATTTCAAGAAGCTGGTGCTGACCTATGGCGGCATGAGTTTATACATCCCCAAGAAAGATTGCTTTGACCGGGCGGCCCGGAATGAGGAGATCAAGAAGAAGTTTACGGGCGGCAATTTCCGGGAGTTGGCATTTGAGTATGACTTGACGGAAGTTCAAATTCGGAGTATTGTTAGTGATATAGTGCGCGAGGTACGCGCCCGGCCCATGGAAGGACAGCAAACCCTTTTCGGGCAAGAAAACTTCTAAAGCGCTTTATTTGCGGAGTTTCCGATATAGAAGGTATAGTGGTAGTCAGAAACCACTATACCTTCTATTTTTTTGCTCTGGAGGAGATTGCACGATGAACGGGATGAATTTTGATGCAGGCACCTGGTGGCTGATTGGTCTGCTGCTCACGGCCCTTATTGGAGCCGTTGTCTATCTGATCAAGCGGACGCTGTTCTCCCGTGTGGATGATCTTACCAAGGAGGTCAAGGAAGTGCGCGAGGGTGTAGTGAAAAAGGCCGACTACGAAAAGGCCCAGGATCGGATGATGAAGGACATCGAGCAGATCAAGAAGGACTATACCCCCCGGAGCGTCCATGACAAGGATATGGGCGAGGCCAGAGCCGACATTAAGAAGATCACCGAGAATTATCTCACCAAGGAGGACTTCTTCCGGGAGCAGGCCAAGACGGATCGGAAGCTGGATAGAATTCTGGATATTTTGATGAAACAGGGAGGCAACGAATAATGAACACCCATGAAAAGCAGCGCCTGAAGGCGGGCAACTTCGTCCACAACAACGGCAGAGTGCTGCGGACGATCAACATCCTTCGGTACAAGTACAACAAGCTGTCCGGCATCCAGAGCGTTCTGCATGATGACGGTATCAGCGAGGATGAGTTCCTGGATGCGGTCAACTTCCTGGCCATGGAGAACTACATCCACCTGCGCGACATCGCCACCCAGCATGACGCCTCCCTGGCCGATTGTCCCTATGAAACCCTGGAGGCCCGCCTCACCGGCAAGGGCATCCGGCTCCTGGCCGGTGGCCTTGAGGATGACATGATCGAGGTGTAAGGGATGGCAAGGAGATCGAACAGAAAGCACAGCAAGATCGACGGGCTGCCCCCGGAACTGAAATCCACGGTTGAGCAGATGCTGCTGTCCGATGCCACCTATGCCGAGATCGTTGACTTCCTGGAGGATAACGGCGTGAGCGTGTCCATCGCCAGCGTCTGCCGGTATGCCCAGGATTATGACGCCAACATCCAGGCCCTGGCCATCGCCCAGGAGAACTTCCGGGCCATGATGGAAGAACTGGAGCGGTATCCCGATCTGGATACCACGGAGGCCATTATCCGACTGACCAGCCAGAATATGTTCAAGGCGCTGGCCAACACCACCGAGGAGGACTGGCAGGGCATCAAGGTCGACAAGATGATGAAGGAGGCCACCGGCCTGATCCGGGCGGCAGCCTATAAGAAGCGCGTAGAGGTTCAGAACCAGACCGATACCGAGGCTGGACTGGATGCTGTCCGCAGCCTGGTGTTTGAGGCCATGGCCAAGGAACGGCCTGACCTCTACAACGAAGTAACGAAGTTCCTGGCCGCAAAGAAAGCGGAGGGATTAGAACAGGGGTGACGCTATGTGGTATGTACTGCAGGTGAAAAGCGGTAAAGAAGAGGCGGTGGCCAGCTGCCTGACCGAAAGGAAAGTGCTGGCCTATGTTCCCAGGGAGAATCGGCTGATCCGCAAGGGCGGCAGCTGGGGCCAGCGGGAATATACCCTATTCCCTGGGTATGTGTTCCTAAACCTGGACTACACCGCCGAGAACTACTACATGGTGAAAGCAATCCCCAATGTGCTGCGCTTCCTTGGGCCGGATGGGCTGCGGCCTTCCACCCTGACTTATCTGGAGGCCGAGTGGATCAAGATGCTGGCAGGCGGCGGCAAGCCCCTGGAGCCTACCACGGCCCAGCTGACGCCGGAAGGCGAGGTCAAGCTGACCGATGGTGTTCTCCAGAACTTCATCAGCCGGATCGTGAAGATCGACAAGCACAGCCGCCGTGCCACGGTGGAGTTGACCGTGTGCGGCGAAAGAAAGACCATCCCCTTATCGTTTAACCTTTTAAGCGAATAACAGGAACTTGCGAGTGGTCGGAGGTTGATGCGTCCCTCCCGCCGTGATCGAGGGACACATTGAGTAAAGAACCGGGCAGAAATCGGGGGCCTGGGTGGCGAAGCACACCCAATGGCCCCTGAAAATCAGCCTGGTTCTTTCAGTTGTTTTCAAATTACCGTTTAAGACCGTCAGAAACCCGTTTAAAAACGCCGCGAGGGCGAAAGGCGGGCAGGCGGCCCTTTTATAAAAAGCCCCCGTGTGCGGCCTCTGTGGGCCGCCTACGGCGGGGGTGCCGGAGAGGAGGATACCATGAAGAAGAAAAACGGCGCTGCAGCGGCCACCCTCTTGGGGGCCATCGCGGAGGCCGAGGCAAAAATCACCGCCAACGAGGGGGAGGATTTAAACGCCTTAAAAGCCCTCTTAAAACAGTTTCTTGAAAAAGATGCCACCCCGGAGCGTGTGGCCATCAAGCGTGAATATGCCCTGGGCATCCCCCTGACCGGCCCCACCGGCATCCGGCGAAAGCTGGGAGCCATCGATCTGGAGTTTTTCGGGCGGGCATATTTCCCCCACTATTTCAGCCGCCCTTCACCTGAGTTCCACCGGGAACTGGACGCCATCTGGCAGCAGGGTGTTTTGAAGGGGGACTTCCCCGTTAGCCCGGCCAGAGTTAAGGCAATCAGCAGGCGGCCCGGCGTCCGGCGCGTGACCGCCGCCCCGCGAGGCCACGCCAAGAGTACCAATCTGACTTTCAAGGGAACGATGCATTCCACGCTGTACGAATATAAGCACTATCCCATCATCATATCGGACAGCAGCGAACAGGCCGAGGGCTTCCTGGACAATATCCGGGTGGAGTTTGAGGAAAACGCCGCCATCCGGGAGGACTTCGGAGATCTCGCTGGCAGCGTGTGGAGATCCAATGTCCTGGTCACAAAGACCAACATCAAGATCGAGGCCATCGGCAGCGGCAAGAAGATCCGTGGCCGAAAGCACCGCAACTGGCGTCCTGATCTGATCATCCTGGACGATGTGGAGAACGATGAGAATGTCCGCACCCCGGAGCAGCGCAAGAAGCTGGAGAACTGGTTCAATAAGGCCGTGTCCAAGGCTGGTGATGATTATACCGACATCATTTACATCGGCACCCTGCTCCACTACGACAGTCTGCTGGCTAAAACCCTGAAAAATCCGGCCTATCGGGCCGTGAAGTATAAAGCTGTGATTAGTTTCTCACAGGCCGATGATCTGTGGCAGACCTGGGAGCAGCTGTTTACTGACCTTTCCAACGATAACCGAGAGGCAGATGCCCGCGCATACTTTGAGGCCAACCGTGCAGCCATGCTGGAGGGTACCGAGGTGCTGTGGGAGGAAAAGCTGTCCTATTATGACCTGATGGTAATGCGGGTATCTGAGGGCGAGGCATCGTTCAACTCGGAAGAGCAGAACGAACCGATCAACCCGGACGATTGCATCTTCATCGCGGAGTGGTTTGAGTTCTACAACGAAGCCGAGGTGGACTTCAAGAGCCGGGACTTCCAGTTCTTTGGCTTTGTCGACCCCTCCCTGGGCAAGAGCAAGAAGAGCGACTTCTCCGCAATCATCACCCTGGCCAAGCACAAGACCACCGGCTATATGTATGTGCTGGACGCCGACATCGAGCGCCGCCACCCTGACCGCATCATCACCGATGTTCTGGAGAAGGAGCGGTGGCTCCGGGCATCCTTCGGGCGCGGCTTCAAGAAGCTGGGCGCGGAGGTCAACCAGTTCCAATGGTTCCTGAAGGAAGAACTGGCCAAGGCATCGGCGCGGGCCGGGCTGTACCTCCCCATTGAGGAAGTGCAGCAGACCAGCGACAAGACGCTCCGCATCCAGACGCTGCAGCCGGACATTAAGAACCACTATATCAAGTTCAACGCCCGGCACAAGCGCCTGTTGGAGCAGCTGGAGCATTTCCCGATGGCAAGCCATGATGACGGGCCGGACGCCCTGGAAGGTGCGCGAACCATCGCCAAGAAATCCAAGCGGTTCCGTATCCTTGACCGGGCCGATTTGGGGCTTTAAGGAGGGTTTACATGATAATTTACATGGAGCGTGAGTCCGTGGCCGCGCTGACCGAGGCCGACATCAAGCGGATCATCGAGGAGAACGAGGTCAATCTGAAATATGAAGAGTTGGAGCGGTATTACCGGGGAGATCACCCTATTCTCCACGCCACCAAGAAGGACAGCACGGCCCCCAACAACCGCATCGTGAACAATATGCCCAAGTACATCACCGATACCGCCGTGGGCTACTTTCTGGGCAAGCCGGTGGTTTACTCAAGCCAGAACGACGCCTTCATGGAGGCGCTGCAGGATGTGTTCGACTACAACGATGAACAGGACGAAAACACCGAGGTGGCCAAGAAGTGCAGCATTTTCGGGGACTGCTTTGAGATGCTTTACATGGATGAGGACGCGCAGATCCGCTTTACCAAAGTTCACCCCGGCCAGGGCATTATGATCTGCGAGACCGGCTTTGACACCCCGCTTCTGATGCTCCGCATCATCTACTCCAAGGACAAGGATAACAACCCCATCAAGAAGGTGGAGATGTGGGACAAAGAGCAATGCTGGTATTTCCGCAGCTTCAACAATGGCCCGCTGGATTTGGAGGACATCCAGCCCCACTATTGGGGTGATGTCCCCTTCGTGTACTACATCAACAACGAGGATCGCCTGGGCGATTTTGAAGGTGTGGTCAGTATCGTGGACGCCTATAACCGGGTGCAGAGCAACACCGCCAACTATTTTCAGTACAACGATGAAGCCATCCTGAAGGTGCTGAAGATGGGTGATGTGAGCAGCCAGGATATTGCGGACATGAAAGAAAAGGGTGCGATCATCCTGGAGGATGGCGGCGATATTCAATGGCTGATTAAAGAAGTTTCCGACTCCCCGCTGGAGAACTACAAGAACCGGCTGCGGGAGGATATGCACATCTTCAGCAATGTTCCCAACCTTACGGATGAGAACTTCGGAGGCAACCTCTCCGGCGTGGCCGTGTCCTATAAGCTGTGGGGCCTGGAACAGATATGCGCCATCAAGGAGCGCAAGTTCAAGCGCGGCCTGCAGCGCCGGATCGAACTGATCACCAATATGCTGAACCTCATGGGCGGCAGCTACGATTATCGGGACATCGACATCCAGTTCCGGCGCAACAAGCCGCAGAACCTGCTGGAGATCGCGCAGATCATCCAGATGCTGGCTGACCTACTCAGCAAGGAGAGCCGCCTGAAGATGCTCCCGGATGTAGACAACCCCCAGGAGGAACTGGAGAAGCTACGCGAGGAGCGGCAGGAGGAAATGGGCAGCTTCGGGGCCAGCAGTTATGAAATGTTGGCAAACGCCCTGCAGGCCGCCCAGGAGCCGACACCCGCGACCGGGGAATCCCAGGAGGCAATAAATGAGTAACCGGGATCGCAACTTCTGGATCGAGCAAGCCAAAGACCAGCTGCTGGCCAATGAGAAGCGGGCCGACTCCGCTGTGGTGGAGTTGATGTTCCTCTATGATGAGGCAGCCAACCTGGTCGAGCGCGAGATCCACGCCATGTTCTCCAAATTCGCCATAGATAACAAGCTGACCGATGCAGAAGCGTCCCGGCTCCTGTCCGGCAAGGAATACAGCGTCTGGCGAAAATCCATCCAGGAATACATCAAAGAGGCGTCCGGGGCCGCCAAGGACAGCCGCACCCTGCTGGAGCTGAATACCCTGGCCATGAAGAGCCGGATCAGCCGGAAAGAGCAGCTGCTGGCGAATATCTATCAAAATATGATGGACTTGGCTCAGGACACCACCACCAAGATGACAGACCTGCTGGGCGATATGGTGAAGGTCAACTATTACGAAAACTGCTGGAGAATTCAGCGGGGATTTGGGTATGGCTTCACCGTGGCCAAGATCAACGAGGGCCTGATCAAACGCATCCTGGAATACCCCTGGAGCGAAAAGCACTTTTCCGAGGCCGTGTGGGGGCGCTGCGACCATCTGGCCGCGCTTGCCAAGCGGGAGATTTCCCTGGGCTTTATTCAGGGCAGCAGCGTTCAGAAGATGGCCAAGGCCATCAACGATGTTATGGACAGCGGGCGATACGCCGCCGAGCGCCTGGTCAGAACAGAGTGCAAGTATTTTGCCAACCAGGGCCAGATTTCGGCCTTTAAGGAAAACGGCATCGCCAAGTACCGCTTTGTCGGAGGTTCCGAGGGCAGCACCAGCGCCTGCGGATGTGCGGCGCTCAATGGCCGGGTGTTCCCGGTGGAGGATGCACAGCCCGGCGTCAATCTCCCGCCGCTGCATCCCAACTGTATCTGCACCATCGTGGCGCATTTTGACAGGAGCATTTTTGAAACACCAAGGGACGCCCGCCCCCTGGCGGGAAATGTGAAGTTCCGGGATTGGTGCGAAAAATACGCACCTGAAGCAGTTAATTAAACGCCGTTTAAGAGGGCGTTTTAATTAAAAAACACCATCAAATTAGGAGGAATACTTATGGCAGAAAACACCACCCCCGCCGCCGTTGAGACTTCGGCGGCAACCGCCCCCGGCGCTGCGCCGGAAGCCTCCGCTGCGGCGCAGACGCCTGCTGCGGAGCAGTTGAGCGTGGGCCAGAAGCTGCTGAACCTGCTGGGCCTCGGCAGCGAGAAGAGCGAAACGCCCCCCGCCAGCACCCCCGCGACTACTCCCGCCGAAGCCGGTACCGGCGCGGGAGCCACCACCCCCGCTGCTGCGGCCACGCAGGAGAAAACCTTCTCCCAGGCTGATCTGGACGCCGCTGTGGCCAAGGCCCTGGCCGAGAAGGAAGAGGCCGCCCGTCTGGCCAAGCTGCCCCCGGAGGAGAGGGCGAAGGCCGAGGCAGAAGCCAAGGATAAGGAGATCGCCGGTCTGCAGGCCCAGCTGCTGCAGCGTGACCTGAAGCAGACTGCGGTGGCCGCGCTGGATCAGGCCGGTTACCCCGTGGCTCTGGCTGATATGCTGGATTATACCAGCAAGGAGAACATGGAAAAGAGCCTGGCTTCTATCCAGGACACCTTCAAGAGCAGCCTGGAGGCGGCCCTGAAGGAGAAGCTGCGGGGAAAGACCCCTGCGGGCCTGGGTGACGCCGGTGGCTCCGAGGGCGCGATTCGTGATCAGATCGCGCAGAACATCAGAGGAGGTTTGAACTAATATGCCTAACACTTTCGAGTATGCGTCCATCTTCCAGCAGGAACTGGACAAGGCCGCCGTGGCCACCGCCACCAGCGGCTGGATGGAACTCAACGACAAGCTGATCAAGTACAACGGCGGCGCTGATGTGAAGATCCCCAGCATCACCATGGACGGTCTGGCCGACTATGACCGCCAGGAGGGTTACACCGATGGCGCGGTCAACCTGAAGTATGAGACCAAGACCATGACCCAGGATCGTGGCCGCCGCTTCACCCTGGATGCCATGGATGTGAACGAGACCAACTTCGTGGCCACGGCCTCCTCCGTTATGGGCGAGTTCCAGCGCGTCCATGTGGTGCCTGAGATCGACGCCTACCGCTACAGTTCTATCGCGGCCCAGGCCATGGCTGCCAATCAGGCGGTCTATGGGTACACCCCGGAGGAAGCTACGATCCTGGCCCAGCTGCTGGATGACATTGCCGCCGTTCAGGATGTGGTGGGAGATGGCACCCCCCTGGTAATCTCCATGGCCGTAAAGGTGGCCGCTATCTTTGACCGCAGCGAGAAGCTGGCCAAGAACCTGAGTGTCACCGACTTCAAGCAGGGTGATGTGACCCTGAAGGTGAAGTCCATTGATGGCCAGCACCCCATCATCCGTGTTGGCTCCGCCCGCATGAAAACCTCCTATCTCTTCAAGGACGGTAAGACCACCGATCAGGAGAGCGGCGGCTTTGAAGCTGGTGCAGATGCCAAGGACATCAACTGGATCATCTGCCCCCGCACCACCCCCATCGCTGTGTCCCGCACCGACAAGATGCGGATTTTTGACCCTGAGACCTATCAGAAGGCCAACGCCTGGGCCATGGATTACCGCAAGTACCATGACCTGTGGATTCCCACCAACAAGCTGAATACCATCCGGGTGAATATTCAGCAGGCCAACGCTTAAGGAGGTAGCACCATGATCGAACTGAAGCGTCTGAATGTGATCCGGCGCGTGGAGAGTGAGGAAAAGGCCGTGGCCCTGGAGGCCCAGGGCTTCAAGCGCCTGCCTACCTCCAAGGGCAAGGAGAAGTCCGGCAAGAAGGGCGAGGATGCCGCCGCTAAGAAGGCTGCCGAAGAGGCCGCCAAGAAGGCCGCCGAGGAGGCTGCCAAGAATGGCGAGGGCGAAAATGGCAAGTAACGAGGTAACGCAGGAGCAGTTGTCCAGAATTGCGGAAACGGTACAAAGCGATCTTCAGCTGGCTGATGAGCAGCTGGTGACCATCAACCGCTATGTCAAGCGGGCTGTAAACCGCATCCTGGTGTTCTGTTTCCGGCGTGACCTCCCGGAGCCGCTGGAGGATGTGGCCGCGCAGATTGTGGAGGATATGCTCCGCTGTGACCAGATCGCACCCACCACCGGGAACGATGTGGCCAGCATCCAGCGCGGTGATACCACCATCAGCTACCGCGACAAACGCAGCGCCTATGAGGAAACAGCGGCCTTCGTAAGAGATTACGAAGGCCAGCTTATTCCCTTTAAGCGCATGAAACTGCCGAGGGATGATGCCGATGACAGAAGCTGATATTCTCGCAACCACCTACGATGATACCTGTACCGTTTACAGGCCCTTTAAAAAGGACTTGGAGAGCGGTGAAACCGTCTTTCAGGATGGGCTGCAGGGCCAGGCAGTCTATATCGATCTGGCTTGCGCCCTGGCCCGTCCCACAGGCGGCAGCCCCAAGCGGGAGAAGCCGGTTATAAATGCCGGTGTGGATTATGTGCTGTTTGTCCGGCCAGAGGTCGACATTCAGCAGAGCGACACCATTGTGGTGATCCAGCAGGGCCGGGAGATCATCGTTACGGCGGGACGCCCCGCCTATTACTCATCCCACAACGAAGTGCCAGCAACCTTGGTAAAGGAGCGGGCCTGATGGGAGCAACAACAGAATACCGCTTTGACGGTTTAGACCGGCTGGAAAAACGCCTGGCGCAGATGATCGAGCAAGAGTATCCTGCGGAGTTTCGCCAGCTGGTCATTCAAATAGCCTATGAACTGCAGGGCCGGGTGAAAGAGAAAACACCCAGGCAAACTGGCCGCCTGCAGGATAGCTGGACGGTGGGCAAAATCCAAAAGCGCGGCGATGAGTATTACATTGAGGTCTATACCAATGTGGACTATGCCGAGCCGGTGGAGTATGGCCATCGCAAGAGAGGCGGGAAAGGTTTTGTGCCGGGCCATCACATGATGGAATTGTCCCTGGAGGAGTTGAGTGATCGGCTCCCCGCCTTCCTGCAGCAATGGCTCAACGATTTTATAAGCACCCATGACCTGTAAAGGAGGGATCGCGTGGCAGACATCTTCCAAGAGATCAAGGCAGCGCTGATCAAAGCGTTCAAAGGGGAATTCCCCTCCTACGCTGTTTCCTGCGAAGATCTCACCAAGACGGACGAACCGGGCCGGGGGAACGATCTGGAGAACTGGATATTCCTTGACCTGATGCCTGCAGGTAACAGCACCGCTTCTCCCTTCCATACGGATCGGCGGGTGCTGGTCGACGCAGCTATTCACACCGCCACCGAAAAAAACGCCGATTATCTGGCCATGATGCCGGTGGTCGACGCGCTGATCCGGCCCGTGTTCCGCTTTGGAGACCGGGCCATTACTGTCCACGAACTGGAAATGAAAGTGGTGGACAAGGTGCTGCATGGCATCTTTACGCTTGAATTCCGGGATAGCTGGGAGGAGCCGGAGGCCCCGCCCTTCATGGAAACCCTGGAAATCAGCACCAAACCAAACTAACAGAAAGGTAGTGATAATATGGGACTTCCCGAAATCCTGATTGTGTTCAAGACCAAGGGCCTGACCGCGATCCAGCGGAGTGAGCGCGGCATCGTGGCAGTTATCCTTCACGATGACACCGAGGGCGGCGAACTGCTCACCGTCTACAACTCCATCACGGATGTGGACTTCACCAAGTGGAACGAGCGCAACTATGAGTACCTGAAGCTGATCTATGAAGGCGTCCCCTATCGTGTGATCGTGTATCGCATGGGTACCGGCGAGACGGACTACACGGCGGCGCTGAAGGTGCTTAAGAACATGAAGTGGAACTATCTCACCATTCCCGGCATTGCCAAGGAAGGAGTTCCCACTATCGCCTCTTTCATCAAAGAGGCCCGCGACCAGGATCATAAGACCTTCAAGGCTGTGCTGCCCACCAACGCCGCTGACCATGAGGGCATCATCAACTTTACCACCGACAACATCACCAGCACCCTCTCCAGCACGAAGTTCACGAATGCGGAGTACTGCGCCCGGATCACCGGCATCCTGGCTGGCCTGTCCCTGACCCGCAGTTCCACCTACTATGTGCTGAACGACATTTCCTCTGCCGATGTGCCGGATGATCCCAACGAGCGCATCGACGCCGGAGAGTTGATCCTGGTGTTTGATGGCGAGAAGTACAAGATCGGGCGCGGCGTCAACAGCCTGGTCACCTTTACCACCGACAAGGGTGAGGACTTCTCCAAAATCAAAATCATGGAGGGCGTTGATCTGTACCAGGATGATATTCGGGACACTTTTGAGGAGTCCTATGTCGGCAAGGTGCGGAATGATTATGACGCCAAGCAGATGTTCGTGGCGGCCATCCGGGCCTATCAGAAATCCCTGCAGCCCGATGTGCTGGATCAGAGCAACGACAACACCGCCGCCATTGATGTCGAGGAGCAGCGCCTCTATATCGAGAGTAAGGGCATCGACACCAGCGCCATGGACGATACGGCGGTGGCCAAGTACAACACCGGCAGCAAGGTTTTCATCACTTCCAATGTAAAGTTCGTGGACGCGATGGAAGATCTGAAGCTGGTGTGCAATATGTAAGGAGGTGTGATCCATGGCGAAAATCAAGGGCAATAAGACCCTGACCGGCTCCTGGGGCGAGGTTTGGGTGAATGGCGAGAAGATTTGGGAACTCTCCAAAATCGAGCAGAAGATCACCGCCAACCGCGAGGATGTCCAGATGGGCCTGGATGTTGACAGTAAGATGACCGGCCTGAAGGGGGAATTCACCCTGACCGTCAAGAAGGTCTACACCCGCTTCTGGGACATCGTGGAGGACATGAAGAAGGGCCTGGATACCAGAGTGCAGATCATTGCCAAGCTGGCAGACCCGGATGCGGTGAATGGCCAGCAGGAGCGATACAGTACCGATAACTGCTGGTTCAATGATCTGCCCATTGTCGGTTATGAGATGGGCGCTATCATCGAGCAGGAATTCACCGGGGGCTTTACCCCCAGCGATATGGTCAACCTGGATCGTATCGCATCGTAAGGAGGAGCAGCTATGAAACAGGACACCAAGAGGACTTTGGCCGACTTTACCAACAGAGCCATGCAGCGCCTGCAGGATAAGCAGGTGCCGAAGAAGCAGCAGCTGCATATCCCCAGCCTGGATGAGACTATCACGATCCGCAGCCTGACCCGTGCCGAGATCGTCGAGTGTCAGACCATGGAAGAGGAGCCTGGCTCCAACCGTGCGGATAAGTACTGCATCTACCTGGCCGTGGTTGACCCCGATCTTCATGCGGTAGCCAAGGAGATCATGGCCAAGGAGGCTGACCTCCCCGCCGATCAGCGGCAGCTGAAGGAGGCCCTGGATGTCGTGGACATCCTGGAGCCTTATGAGATCACCGAGGTGGCCATGGCCATCATGCGCCTGTCCGGCGTCATCGGTGATAAGAAGGTCACGGTGGTTGACGCCTTAAAAAATTAATTTCCCAGGATGGTGAGGCATACCTGCTCCATTACTACATCCAGAAGGGCTGGAAGATCGAGGAGTTCCTTGGCCTTGACCAGCTGCAGAGGCTTTGGTATCACGCCTCGATGGTAGTGGCAATGGAGGAACGCGCCAAGATGTTTGACTTTGGAGGTGGATAGTCATGGGCGTTGTAAAAGGCACCATTGCCCTGAAGGACAACGCGACTGCTGTTCTCCAGGGCATCCGAAAAGAGCAGTCAGCATTCCGGCGTGATGTCGAAAAGACCAAGAGTGTGCTGAAGGCCACCTGGGATAAGAAGTATCAGGCCCGGATCGAGGCCACCGCCGCGCATAAGACGCTGCAGAAGCTGAAGAAAAACCTGACGCCGCTGCAGAAGAAAATCGCCACGGTGGTGGCCGTCAAGGATTTGGCATCGTCAAAGATCAAATCCGTGGCCACAAAGGTCAAGAATGTGGGCAAGGCGGTGGCCACGCCGCTGATCAAGATTAAAGACGCCACAGCGGCGGGTATATCGAAGATCCACAGCAAGCTGAAAAGTCTGGCTAAGAAAACGGTGATCCCGGTGACGGTGGCGGCCACGGTGGCCACGGCGGCGCTGGGGGCATCGGTGTCAAGCGGTATGCAGCTGGAGCAGCAGCAAACCGCCATGTCCCACTTCATTCAGGCCACCAACAAGGACATGACCGCGCAGGAGGTACAGGCGGCCACCGACAGCTATGTAAAGCAGTTGCGGGAGAATGCCAACGCCACCCCGTTTGAAACCAGCGAGGTCATTCAGGCCGGTTCCAGAGCCGTGGCCATTACTGGCGGCGATACAGCGTCTGCCATGGATATGGTCAAGTTGGCCGAGGATATGGCCGCTGCCAGCGGCGGCACCGCAACGGTGGCCGATGCCATCGAGGCGCTTGCCGATGCCAAGATGGGCGAGATGGAACGCCTAAAATCCTTCGGCTTTAAGGTCAGCGCAGAGGAGTTCGAGGCCAAGGGCTTTGAAGGCGTCCAGGCCGATCTGCAGGACTTCTTCGGCGGGGCCGCTTCAAAACTGGCCACTACCGGCTCCGGCCTATGGTCTACCATCAAGGGCAAGCTGAAGAGCAATGTGGCCGATTTCGGTTTGAAGGTAGTTGATAAGCTGAAGCCGGTGCTGACCGATGTGATCACAATGATCGACAACGCAGGCCCGGCAATTGAGAAGTTCGCCTCCGGGCTGGCCAGCAATATCGGCAAGGGCATAAAAGTGGTGTCGGCGCTTATTCCCAAAATGTCCGCTGCCATGGATACCGTCAAGCCGGTGCTGGACTCCATTGTTTCGGGTTTTGTCCCGCTCATGCCCCAGCTGACCGCATTCGGCGGCGCGGTCATGGCGGCGGTGCAGAAGGTGGCAACGGCGGCCATGCCGGTCATCACCAGCATTATTTCCACGGTGCAGACGGTCATTCCCGCAGTTCTCCCCGTGCTGCAGACCGTAATCACCAACATCAGCAATATCATCGCCGCGGCGGCCCCTATCATTTCCGGGCTTGTCACCGGCATCGGCACCGTTGTGTCCGCGCTGGCCCCTGTGTTTAAGACCATTTTTGACGGGATCAGTGAAAAGGTCGGCTCTGTCCTCTCCTTTGTGGGGAGCCAGATGGGCTGGATACAGGAGATCATTGGCACGGCGGCCCCCGTCATTTCCTCTGTGCTGTCCTCGGCCTGGTCTATCATTTCCCCCATTCTGGATGTTGCCATCACCGTGTTTAAACTGCTTTTCAGCGTCACTAAAACGGTGTTTAACGGCATTGTAAGCGTTGTTTCCAGCGTGTGGGAGAAGATACAGCCGATTGTTGAAGGAGTGGCCAACGGCCTCAGCTGGATCAAGGATAAAGTCACCGGCCTGTTCGGTGGCGGCGGTGGGAGTAGCGGCGGCAGCGTCGGTACCAATGCCGAAGGTACCAACAACTGGCGCGGCGGCGTCACCTGGGTGGGAGAGAAAGGCCCAGAGTTGATTGATCTGCCCAGGGGTACAAGGATACTTCCCAACAAGGAAAGCGTGTCTGTGGCCTCCCAGCGGCCCGGACAGGCGGTTTTCCAGAGTTACCAGCAGAACACCACGCAGCAGGTCATCAACGCCGGGGGCGGGGCCGTGGCCGTACTGGAGCGCATTGACAACCGGCTGGCCAATATCGAGGGGAATGTAATCGCATTCCCGGTGATCCGGCGTCAGCAGGAGCAGCCCCTCCCATCCCCCGTGCAAAACGGGCAGACCCCCGGCACCAGAGCCAGGCACAGCGAGAACGGCTGGAGCATCACCCTGACCATTGCCAAGCTGGCTGATACCATCATCGTCCGAGAGGACGGTGACATTGACGCCATCGGTGAGGCGGTGGCCAAGAAGGTGATCCAGGCCCTGAAGAATATGCCGCAGCCTGCGTAGGAAGGAGTGAACGCTTTTGAAGCAGCGCATCATTGAACTCAGCTACAACAACCACCAGGAAGCGTTCACGCTTCCTATCAATCCCTCGGAGTTTGAATTCACGGAAGCACAAAACAACCAGCGCATCACCCTGCTAAATATTGGAGAGGCGCTCCTGATCGGGAACCGAGGGCTTGTATCAGGAACCCTCTCCAGTTTTTTCCCTTCTTCCAAGTCCCCTTTTGCCCGGCTGGCTTCTATGGAGCCGATGGAATACATTGCTATGCTGCGGAAGTGGAAGGACAGCGGCCAGCCCATTCGGGTGATCATCAGCGATTGTGACTTCAATCTGGCCATGGGCATTGACAGCCTTTCCACCCGCCACCGAGAGGGCGATGAGGATGTATATTTCTCCCTGACCCTGACGGAATACCGTTTCCTGAATATCCCGGTGGTGCAAACAACGGCCACCGCCAAGCTGGCCAACGGTCTGAAGGATAGGCCCAACAGCAGCGATATGGGCGGCGGCAGCGGTACCGCCAACGCCCGGACGCACCTGGTCAAGAGCGGAGAAACGCTGTGGGGCCTTGCTAAGAAGTATTATGGCAACGGCGCACAGTATCAGAAGATCTTCCAGGCAAACACCGATATTCTCAAAGACCCCAATCTGATCTATGTGGGGCAGAAGTTGGTGATCCCATGATCAGGCTGAAAATTGAGAATAAGGACTTCAGTCAGGTGGTGGAGAAGATCACCTGGTCGGGCGATACCAAGCAGGTGGCCCGGAAGTTGGTGTTCACCATCGCCCAGCGGGCCTCTGACCGATTTTTGCCAAAGGTGACCGTTTCAGAAGGTGACCTGGTTTTACTGGAAGAAGATGGCGTGGCGCTCTTTGGAGGGAAGATCCTCGATGTGGATAAATCCTCCAAATCAAACACTTTTACCTACACCGCCTTCGACTTCATGTTCTATGTCCAGCAAAACGAGATCAGCCGGATCATTGACACCACGGCAGAGGGATGTGCTGCGCTGGTGTGCGAGGACTTGGGCATCACATTGGGCGCAGCTGCGGCCACCGGCGTCCAAGTCTATTTCCCGGCCCTGGGGAAGCCCGGATATGAAGCCATTATGATGGCATACACCCAGGCTTCCAAAACCACCGGGAAGAAATATATCCCCCTGATCAAGAACATCTCCGAGGTTCATGTGATCGAAAAGGGACAGCTTTGCGGCGTCATTTTGAGCGGTGACTACAACCTGGAGGATGCCAGCTATAAGGCATCGGCTCAGAACATGGTAAACCAGGTGAAGATCACCGATAAAAACGGGAATACCGTGTCCACGGTGGAGGACGCAGCGGCCCGCAATCAATTCGGAACTATGCAGCGCATCTACACCCAGGAGGATGGGAAAGACACCGCTACGGAGGCCAAGGCGATGCTGCAGGGCCTGGAGCAGTCTGGCGCTGTCAACAGCGTCCCCGCTGACAGCCGGGCCGTGAGCGGATATGCCATCATTGTGTACGACAAGGTCAGCGGCCTCTATGGGAAGTTCTACATTGAGAGCGACACCCACACATTCACGAATGGCAAAAGCGAGATGCAGCTGACATTGGCCTTCAGCAATCTGATGGACGAAAAAGAAATCACCACGGCCTAAAGGAAGGAGGATGCGTATGGGTGACCGATGGGCCGCAGAACTGGCCGAAGAAATACTGAAGAAGGCCGGGCAGGCCGGAAAGGGCCAGGGGATCATGCTGGCTGAAGTTGTAACGGTGGAGCCGTTCTCCATCAAACTCCATGACAGGATCGTGACCAAGAACCTCTATGTCAATCCGGCTTATGCCATCACCCAGGTTGACCAGCGCCTTTCCGACATTCCAATGCCCGCCTCCTGGAGTACCTTCCTGAAGGAGTTCCACAACGCCTTCACGCTGATGCCGGGAGATCAGCTGGTGGTTCTCCTGCAGGGGACATCTTTCTATGTGATTGAAAAGGTGGTGAAGAAAGCGTGAGCGTGTTTCCTTTTATCACGCCGCCCTCCAGCACCGAGGACAGCAACACGGCGCTCCCGATGTTCCGGGAATATGCGTATGACTATGAAAACAACTGCCTGCTGCTCCGCGATGGGAACACCTACTTGGTGGAGGGCAACGAAGCCCTCCGCATTTGGATTTTCAAAGCCCTGGCAACAGAGCGGTTTCGATACACGGCCTACGATGCCGCCTTTGGCAGCGAGATCGACACGCTGCCGGGCCTCTCGCTGAATGATGAGATAGCGCATTCAGAACTGAAGCGCTTCATCACCGAAGCCATCATGGTAAACCCGTACATTGTGGAATTGAGCAACTTCCAATTCACACGAACTCTCAGCGGGACAACGGTGGAATTCGACTGTGAGACCGTCTATGGCCAAGAACACTTTACCTGGCAAACTGAGGGGGTGAATTTGTATGGAATTTGATGCCGTAAGTGTATGCCAGCGAATGCGCGATGATCTGAAGAACCCCACGAATAAGCTGGAAGGCGGTTTTTGCATGGATAACCTGCAGGCCGTTTCTGAGGAAGTTGCCCGCCTCTACTATCAGACGATTGTGCCTCTGAAAGCAAAGATCGCGGAGAACAAGGAGGAGCTGATCACCAGCGGAAACGAGAACCATTATGTCTATTGGGCCAAGCAGGTGCCAGGCGTAGGCAACGCCAGATCGTATGCTGTGCGTGATGGCAGCGGCATGGTTTATGTGGCCATTGTGACGGAGCAAGCGGGAACGCCCGGCCAGGAATTACTGGATGCGGTGGCGGCCCACATTGAGGAATGCCGCCCGGTGGGAGCCGGGCCGATCATCGTTGCGGCCACCTCCATCCCGATCACGGTGGAAGGCACCGTTGTCCTCAAAACGGGCTACACCATCGAAGAGGTGACAGAGGTATTCCGGCAGCACCTGGCGTCGCATCTTCTGGAGATCGCCTTCAGTAAGACTGACCCCAATCTCAGCTACCACAAGGTGGGCAATATCCTGTTTGAAGTGGAGGGTGTTTCCGATGTGCCGGACTACACGGTAAACGGCGGTCATGACTCCATTGCCGGTGAGTTCGACCAATACTTCTCGCTGGAGGGGGTGACCCTGAGTGCCACTTGATGATATTTTCATGCTCCCCAAAAGGGTGCGGACGATGGAGCAGATGGCTGATCTGCTCCAGGCCGAGCGGCTGATGATTGAGCGGCTGGAGGCCGTTCTTGCGGAAATGACCCGCCAGGGCAGCATCAACAACAACACGCCGCTCACAAAGCAGCGGCTGGAGGAGATCGCCAGCCTGTTTGCCAACAATCCCTGCCGGGTGGATGAATTCCCTGATGAATTGACCATCCACATTGTGGTGTCAAGGAAAGATGGATTTTACACTAGCTGGAAGGAGATTGTGGCGGGTGTCGATGTGCTGATCCCTGCCCACCTGAAGTATCTGATCGTCTTTGAATTGCCGGTGGCCGTGCGGATCGGTGTCAAGGCGTCCGGCTATAAAATCCCCTATGACCTGTGTGGTGAAGGATATGCCGGAGAACTTCCCTGGAGGAACCTGGTGGGTACCCAATACGCCGCGCAATTCCCTACCGTGGAGGCACGGGGGTACCCGTATCAATATGATTTTTGCGGAACAGATTACTGTGGCGAGGAAGGAGTGTAATTATGCCTGGCCTGTCTGAAAAGGCGCTGAAGGGGTACGCCAGCTATACCAAGCGTGAGATCTCTTATGCACGGTATAAAGTCGGAAATACCTATTACAGCGTGGGCGTGGATCGCTTTGAGTTCCCGGATAATGAGCCGGGGACGCTGCGTGTATGGCTGGTATTCGCGCAGCCGGTCACCGGCTCCTTTGTGGTTTCGGAAGTGCAGCTGCTGGATACCAGCGAGGAGGTATTCCTCTCGCAGCCGGAGGCGATCCAGGTAGATGCCGCCCAGGAGGGCTGCCTCTACGAAGTAACATTCAAATTTGAGGAGGGAGAATAAGTGGGACTGATGTATAACATCACGCATTGGCTCGATCATGAGACCCAATTTCCTGGGCGCAGGCGTATGACCGAAAACGCTGATGGCACCGTCACGCTGACACGGGCAGAGGGTGAAATCATCCAGCAGGGTACGCCCCGGAACGCAACGCACTACAACAACATGGAAACCGGCATTCTGGCATCCAATGTGTTCGCTCAATGGCTGTGGACGCTGGTGCTGCAGCACCGGCAGAAGCTGGAGGACTTGACCGGCGAATATGGCGAGATCACCCTGACCAACACCAAGGAATATCCTTTCACCAACGCGATCAAGACGATCCCGCTGACCACGCTGCGCTCCACCACAGAGTACAGCGTGACGGTGGAGGTGGTATCTACCAGCGGTGGCCTGGTGGAATACGCCGAGGCTTATGACCGGCAATTAAACGGCTTTAAAATCCGTTTTACAGGCTCTGCAAGGAGCGCGACTCTGAAATATTGCGTAACAGGAGGTAAGGTGTCATGACCGAAATTAGACTTGGTGACGGCCCCACCGTTCAGTATGAACTGATGGGGAACACCCTCTCCTTCAATGATGGAGAGTTGATGATTAACCTGGCGAAGCGGGAGAAGGACTTCCCTCACCAGATTGACATTTGCGAGGATGAATACGGCGATCTGTGCATGGGCCTGGCCCGGAAGTATGTGGCGCAGGTGGACATCCCCGCCCGGCGTTATGAGTACATCGACAACGGCCAGGGCGAGGACGGGGAGCCGATCATGGAGAAGGTTGCCCTGCCTTTTGACCCCCAGCTGGTAACCATCACACTTTGGGATTTGGAGGAGTAAGAGATGAGCAGCAACTTTGACGCTATGAGGCTGGCTGTGGAGGGTTTCCATCCCAGCAACACCGTACTGTATGATGACATGGGCCTGCCCTCGTTCATGGTTCGCATCCCCAAGTTCAAAATCTCCGATGTGATCGCGGGTGGTTCGGATACCGTCCACCCCGCCTTCATCGTGGATGGCGTAGAGGTGTCGGAGATCTTCATCAGCAAGTATCAGAACATCGTGGAGGGTGACCGGGCCTACAGTCTGCCGGGCCAAGACCCCCACACCTATGTCAACTTCGACCAGGCCAAGACCTTCTGCGAGAACAAAGGCAAGGGCTGGCACCTGATGTCCAATGCGGAGTGGGCGGCAATTTCCCTGTGGTGCCAGAAGAACGGCTTCCTGCCCCGTGGCAATACCAACTACGGCAAGCACCACACCTACACCCATGAGCATGGCGTGGTCACCTATACTTCTGGCGGCAGTCCTGGTCGAGTGGCCACCGGCAGCGGCCCTGTTTCCTGGGCGCACGACAACAGCCCGGATGGTATCTTTGACCTGTGCGGCAATGTGTGGGAGTGGGTATCCGGCCTGCGCCTGAAGAACGGCCAGATACAGGTGATCCCCAACAACAACTCCGCAGCTGGCATCGATGAGAGCGCAACCAGCACACTCTGGAAGGGCATCTCCACGGATGGCGCTCTGATCGAACAGGGTGCATCTGGCGGCCTGTACTTTGACTCCAGCGCGGCTGGTGACGCCACACAGACGAACCATGCGGTGAGTGGTACGCCCATCCTGAATACCAGCCGTGCAAATCCTCAATATACCACCGAGGATACTGATGCCTACTTCGGTTATAACTATTGCGGATTTAAGGCGCTGGCTGCGAAGTCTGGCGTAACCATCCCGGAACTGCTCCGGGTGCTGGGGATTATGCCCCTGGATGGATATGATGGGGAAGGAACCTTTTACCTTCGTAACTACGGAGAGCGGCTGCCTTTGCGCGGTGGCTACTGGGGTTTTGCGTCTAATGCTGGCGTGTGTGCGCTGTATTTCCTCGCTGCCCGCGCCAGCGCTGGCGCCGGCCTTGGTTT